ACCAAGTTAGCTAAAGAGCAAAAGAAAGAAGCTAATGTAAAATTAGAAAAAGTAGAGTTAGCTAAAAAACCAGAAAATATCCTTAACAAACTTAAAGCCTTAGACGGCAGAATAGACAAAGGTAAACAACAAATGGAAAAAGCATTTATTGCTTATAGAAATAAACGTAGAGAATTTATTGATAAAATGCAAACTATAAGAGAACAAGCAGTAGATTTAACAGATGACCTTTTAGATGTTGAAAACGCAGCTAAAGATTTAGGTGTAGACCCTAAAATGATAAATGGTTATAGAGAAGCATTGGATATGGGTGCAAGAGTTAAAACAGATTCTAAGGCAATACAAAACCTTTATCCAGACGTATAAAAACACAACAAACTGAATAGTAATTTATTGTACAATATATGAAAGCAACAGAAATTTTATCAAAAGCAAAAGAACTTCTTTCTATTGAAACAGAAGTGAAGTTAGCACAAGCTACTTTGGAAAATGGTACTGTAATTGAAGCCGATGAGATGGCAGCAGGTAAAGAGGTCTTTATCGTTACAGAAGATGAAAGAGTAGCCTTGCCTGTGGGTGATTACAAGTTAGAAGATGGACAAGCCTTAATCGTAGAAGAAGAAGGTATTATCGCTTCTATTGGTGAAGCCCAAGAGGAAGAAGCCCCTGCAGAAGAAGAAGTAGAAGCAGCAGAGGAAGAAAAAGAAGAAATGGAATACGCTACTAAAGCTGAACTTTCTGAAATCAGAGAAATGGTTGAAGAAATCAAATCTATGCTCGAACCAAAAGAAGAGATGAGCGCAGAAGAATTAGCAGAAGAAGCGGTTGAAGATATTGTGGAAGAAGTTAAGGAAGAACTATCAGCAGAAGAACCTGTTGAGAAAATCACCCATAACCCTGAAGCAAGTGCAAAGAAAGAATTAAACCTATTTGCACAAAAAAGAGTAGCTACTACATTTGATAGAGTACTCGGAAAAATTGGAAATTTTAATAAATAAATAAAAAATGGCAACAACTACAAGTATTACCTCCCCTACATATAATGGGGAATTTGCAGGCAAATATATTGCTGCTGCACTATTAAGCGGTTCTACTATCGAAAACGGTGGTATTACTGTTAAACCAAACGTAAAGTTTAAAGAAGTAATCAAAAAATTATCTACTGATGCAATCGTAAAAGATGCAACTTGTGATTTTGACCCTACTTCTACTATTACACTTACAGAAAGAGTTTTACAACCTGAATATCAACAAGTGAACTTACAACTTTGTAAGAAAGACTTTGTTTCAGATTGGGAAGCTATTCAGATGGGATATTCTGCACACCACGATTTACCACCTTCGTTTTCTGACTTCTTAATCGCTCACGTAGCGGCTAAAGTTGCTCAAAAAACAGAACAGTCTATCTGGGCAGGAGATACTTCTAACAACGGACAATTCAACGGACTTACTACACAAATTGCTCTTGATGCTGCTTTACCTGCCGCACAAGAAGTTGCAGGAACTACTGTTGATTCTTCAAACGTAATTGCACAATTAGGAAGCATTGTTGATGCTATTCCTTCTGCACTTTACGGAAGTGAGGACTTAAACGTTTATGTATCACAAAATATTGCTCGTGCTTACGTTCGTGCATTAGGCGGATTTGGTGCTTCAGGATTAGGAGCAGCAGGTACAAACGCTATGGGTACTCAATGGTGGAATAACGGTTCACTTTCTTTTGATGGTGTTAAATTATTCGTAGCTAACGGATTGGCTGACAACACAGCTGTTGCTGCTGAAAAATCTAACTTATTCTTTGGTACAGGACTCTTAGCAGACCATAACGAAGTTAAAGTTTTAGATATGTCTGACCTTGATGGTTCTGACAACGTACGTGTAGTAATGCGATTTACCGCAGGTGTACAGTACGGAATTGTAGAAGATATCGTAACATACGGAATCACTAACTCTGCAAACTAAGAACTAATTAAATAACCTAAGAGGGTGGGTGAGCCAATGAGCCTACTCACCCTTTTTTAATACTAAAAAACTATGGCTTGTGATTTAACACGTGGTAGAAAAGAACCTTGCAAAGATGTAGTTGGTGGGATTCGTGCGGTATATTTTACAGATTTCGGTGATTACGGAACTGTAACCCAAACGGATGACGAAATTACAGATATGTCAGGTACTTTTATTGCCTTTAAATATGAACTAAAAGGGAACAGCAGTTTTGAACAAGCTGTAACCTCATCAAGAGAAAACGGAACGACTTTCTTTGACCAAACCTTAAATATCACATTTAAGAAACTATCTAAGGAAGATAACAAAGAGATTAAACTTTTGGCTTACGGTAGACCACATATCGCTGTTGAGGACTATAACGGAAATGTATTCGTTATGGGATTAGAACACGGTGCAGAGGTTACAGGAGGTACAATCGTAACAGGTGCAGCAATGGCTGATTTATCTGGTTACACACTAACCTTTAATGCACAGGAGTTGAAACCTGCAAACTTTGTAGATTCACCTACTACTGCTGACCCATTTGCGGGTATGGCTAGTGCAACTGCAACAATTACAGAAGGAACTAATTCATAATTAGAATTTGTCTTGATTAAGGGGTAGCAGAAATGTTACCCTTTTTTTATGTCCATACTTAACAAAAAATAGATAATGTTATTGTATAAGTATGATTGTTTTACAAAATTCATCAAGCAACCAAACGTTTAGTTTTATACCACGTTCTTACGTGTTAGGAACTACCTATACAATTAAGATTGTAAACGAAACAACAAACAAAGAAATTTACAGTAGCGATGTAACTAGCTTTGTGTTGGCTGACTATTACTACCAACATACAGACACTTTTACACTAGTAGAAGATACAATGTACACTTTAGAAATAAAAGCAGGAAGTGAACTAATATTTAGAGATAAAATATTTTGCACTAACCAGACGATAAGCAGTTACAGCATAAACAATACCGACTATACGGAAAATAGTGAAGAAAACGAATTTATAGTATTATAATGGCAAGAAATAACAAAATAAAAGCTAATACAGACAGCATCCACGTTGTAAGTTTATCTTCTTACAATAGACCTAAAGTTGTAGAGGACAAGAAAAAAGATTGGGTGGCTTATGGTAGCGATAACAATTACTACCAATACCTTATAGACCTATACACTAATTCAACTACTTCTAACGCTATTATAAACGGTGTTAGTAATATGATATACGGAAAAGGTTTAGATGCCTTAGATAGCAGTACAAAAACAAATGAGTATGCTGCACTACGTTCTATCTTTCACGATAACTGTTTACGTAAAATATCGCTTGACCTTAAATTACTAGGCGAAGCATCTTTTCAAGTTTTATACAAAGATGGTAAAGTAATAAGAAGTGAACACTTTCCAAGACAAACACTACGAGCAGAGAAATGTAATGAAGATGGTGAGATTGAAGGTTACTACTACCATCACGATTGGGCAAATAAGAAACCTGCTGACAAACCACAAAGGATAGCAGCATTTGGTTTTGGAAACGGTAAAGAACCAGAAGTAAAGATTATTAAGCGTTATGTATCTGGGTACGATTATTACTGCCCTGTAGATTATCAAGGTGGGTTAGCATATAGTGAGTTAGAATCAGAAATATCTGACTACTTAATGAATGACGTACAAAACGGATTCAGCGGAACTAAGGTTGTAAACTTTAACAACGGTGTACCAGATAGAGAAAAACAAATGAGCATCAAGAATGATGTGATGAACAAACTAACAGGTGCAAGAGGTGAAAAAGTAATTATAGCATTTAACAACAATGCAGAAAGCAAAACTACAATAGATGACGTACCGTTAAACGATGCACCTGCACACTATGAATACTTATCTACTGAATGTTCTACGAAATTAATGGTAGCACACAGGGTAACATCACCTTTGCTTTTAGGTATTAGAGATGGAAGTAATGGATTAGGAAACAATGCAGACGAAATTAAAACAGCATCGCTACTATTCCACAACATTACTATACGACCTTATCAAGACTTAATAATTGAAGCTATTGATGATATTTTAGCTGTTAATGCAATAAGTTTAAAACTTTATTTTAAGACCCTACAACCGCTTGAATTTATTGAAACTGATAATGCCATCACAGACGAAGCAAGAGAGGAAGAAACAGGCGTTAAATTGGCTAAGGAAGAGTCTTTTGATGACCAAGAGATGTTTGATTTGTTAGAAGAGTTTGGAGAAGATGAAGATTTAGACGAGTGGGAATTAGTAGATGAAAGACCTGTGGACTACGACCAAGAAGAAGCGTTAGATAAGATGATTGGCTTGGCAAGTACAGGAACTGCAAGACCTAATGCAACAAGTGAGCAAGATGGTGAAGCAGATGGTCTAAAATTTAAGGTACGTTACCAATACGCACCTCTTAAAACACAAACAAACAGCAGGGAGTTTTGTAAGAAGATGGTAGGTTCTAAAAAAATATACCGCAAAGAAGATATAATGCAAATGAGCCAACGTGCAGTAAATGCAGGGTGGGGATTAAACGGTGCAGATACTTACGATATATGGTTATACAAAGGCGGTGGTGCTTGTCATCATTTCTGGATGCGTAAGACATATATGGGTAAAGGAGTTAAACCAGATGCTACAAACCCACAAGCAGAAATATCTGTAAACAAAGCAAAAAAGGAAGGGTTTAAACCAGAGGTAAATGACAAGAAAGTGGCAACAAGACCAAAAGATATGCCTAATCAAGGATTTGTAAACAAGTAAGAAATGGCAGAAGCACTATTAGTAACACGAAAGGATATAGTAAAGTTTACTGCGATGAGTGGTAATGTAGATACTGACAAGTTTATACAATACATTAAGATTGCACAAGACAAACACATAGAAAACTATCTTGGTTCAGATTTGATAGACAAGATAAAGCAACATATAATAGATGATGATTTAGCAGGTGATTATTTAACCTTAGTAAACGAATGGGTAAAACCTTGTTTAATTCATTGGGCAATGGTTGAGTACTTACCTTTTGCAGCTTATAGCATTGCAAACAAAGGAGTGTTTAAACATAGTTCAGAGAATGCTGAAAACGCATCAAGAGATGAGGTTGATTACTTACTAGAAAAAGAAAGAAACACAGCACAGTATTATACCGACAGGTTAATAGACTATTTATCTTTTAATGCAGGTTCAAAATACCCTGAATACTATACTAACAATAACGAAGATGTAAGTCCTGATAAAGACTTATTTGGTGGATGGGTACTATAAAAAAATACAAACCTAAAGATAAAAATGTACGTTTGTTGCAATCGTATTTAAAAAATTCTAAAACAAAAGCTAGAACACAAAGTAATGGCAAATAATATATATCATAAAAGTAATTGGGGAAGTCCTGAAAAAGACGGTTGGGGAGATGTTTATTTTAACCCTTCAGCAACGAATCAACTTTATACACGTTCAGATAACTACGAAAATTCAGATGGTACTGATAAAGCATTAGCTAGTAAGCCAGATACGCAGAGTGTACTTATGACACCTACTGCTTATAATGTTGGCAGTATGAATAGTGTTTTGCCGACTAACGGTGATGGTAATTTTACATTTGATAGAAACAGCACAGCTACAAGAGTAAACAAAGAAGGATTAATTGAAACAGTAGCAATAGACACCCCAAGATTAGACTACCCTTTAATAGATGGAGTAGTACAAGACTGCCCTGCACTTCTTTTGGAGCCTGTGGCAACAAATTTCTTACAATACAGCCAAGATTTTACGCAATCAGAATGGTCAAGGGCAAATATAAACACACCTGCTCTACAAACAAGTGTAATTGCACCTGATGGTAGTACAAATGTTTATTTAATAACAAATAGCACTACATCTAATCCAATTATTTATGATAACGAAATAGGTAGTAGCACAAACAATAGTACTTTTTCGGTATTTGTTAAATATTATAATAATAAATACTTTAAATTGAGAATAGATGCGCCAACGAGAAATGTCTTATTTAATATCCAAGATGGGTACATTGTCGATGAAGACTCAAGCGTTAATGGAAAAATAGAAGATTATGGAAATGGTTGGTATAGATGCTCAATTACACACGAATCTTTAACTACAGCAGGTAATGCAGTAATATCTATAAATGATTCAGGAAGTATAAGTGATAATATTCTACAAACAACAGGGTTAGGGTGTTATATTTTTGGGGCGCAATATGAAGTCAATGCTTACCCTACTTCCTACATACCTACTTCAGGTTCATCTGTTACACGT